ATGCTACATTTACTCACGATGGTACTGCAGGTTTAACTATAGCTGCAAATCCAATAACACTTGATTCTGGAGCTGATATTGTTTTTGATGCAGCTGGTAATGACTTTAGCTTTAAGGCTAGTGGTACAGAAGTATTAAGAATAACTAATTCATCTAGCGACGTTATAATAAAACCAATAGTTGATGCTAAAGACTTAATCTTCCAACAAAGAGATGGTACTGAAGTTGCTAGAGTAGAAGATAACGCAACATTTAATTTTGTAAAAGATAAAATAGCAATTGGTGGAACAGCAATGACTTGTACAGCTGCAGAGCTTAATGTTTTAGATGCTGTTACTGCAGGAACTGTTTCAGCAAGCTTAGGTGTTGTTGTTGATTCTAATAAAGATATTGGTACTTTTAGAAATATAACATTATCAGGTGAATTAGATGCTGGTTCATTAGATGTGTCTGGTGATGCTGATATTGATGGAACTTTAGAAGCTGATGCAATTACAGTTAACGGTACAGCTCTTGCAGAGTTTATATCTGATACAGCTGGAGCAATGTTTAGTTCGAATACAGAAACAAACGTAACTGTAACATACCAAGATGGTGATAACACTATTGATGTTGTTGTTGCAGACGCTGCTGATGACACAAAAGGTGTTGTTGAACTTGCTACAACTGATGAAGCTTTAGCTGGTTCTGATACATCAAGAGCGGTAACAGCTGCAGGTTTAGCTGCAAGAAGTTATAGAAATGCTTACGGTAATGGTTCTGCAACTTCTTATACTGTAAATCACGCTTTAAACACTAGAGACGTAATAGTACAATGTTACGATGCTAGTGATTACAAAACTGTTTACGCATGTGTTGTTAGAACAGATGCAAACAACGTTACCGTAACAACAGCTACTGCGGCTGCAACTAACGACTTAATTGTTCTAGTTACAAAAGTAGATTAATAAAAATTAAATTAAATAAAATATGAGATTAATATGCAATTTAACACCTCATGTTAGCGATGGAGTTTCATTAGGAACAGGGTCCTTGATGTTTTCAGATTTATTTCTGGCATCAGGATCTGTTGTTAATTTTAATAACGGTGACATGACTATCACGCATGCTAGTAATCAATTAACTATTAGTGGCGGAAAAACAACTATTAATAGTCTTGAGCTTGGCGCTGCTGATCACGTAATAGAAGATGGCGCTAATATTTTAGATGAAAACGATAATAATTTATTTTCCCTTGCTGGTGGTAACGTTGGTGTTGGAGGTAACTTAACTGTTGGTGGTACTATAACTACACCTTCAGATATAATACACACAGGAGATACAGATACTAAAATATCTTTTGGTACAAACACAATAACATTTACTTGTGGTAACACAGCTATTTACACTCTTGGATCAAGCTCTGCAACAATGGCAGGTATTTTAGATATAACAAGCACTACAGATTCAAGCGATGCTTCAGGTGATACTGGAGCTTTGAGATGTGAAGGTGGTGCTAGTATTGCTAAAAAAATATTTGCTGGTAGTACAATAACAGGTTCTGCAGATGTAATAGCTTATTCTGATGAAAGACTAAAAGAAAACATTAAAACGCTTGACGGTAAAAAAGTTTTAGAAATGCGAGGTGTTAGTTTTGACCGTGTAGATACAGGTAAAGCTAGTTCTGGTGTTATAGCTCAAGAAATGGAAAAAGTTGCGCCAGAGTTAGTTATAGACGATGGTAATTACAAGGGTGTTGCTTATGGTAATATTGTAGGTTATTTAATTGAAGCTATTAAAGATCAACAAAAACAAATTGATGAACTAAAAGAAATGTGCAGTGGCTGTTCCAAGTAGTGGTACACTAAGCCTTGCTGGTATTAGAGCTGAAATAGCAACTAACACTTACAACGCTAGTGCAACAACAACTTCTAGTTTAGAAGATTGTTCTGATGGTACTGTTGGAACTATTAACACAGCTAATAGCGCTAGTGATAGACCTGACGGTAGCGCACCACATGCAATGTCTGAGTTTTATGCTTACGACCACGATCTTACTTCTTTCACTGATAATATAAGTTTTGATTTTGATGGTGCAAACGATTATTTAACTAGAGATAGTATAGGATCATTAGAAGCTAAAGGATCTGTTAGTGCTTGGGTAAAGCTTGATTCAATGTCTGCTAATGGATTTATATTTCAATTAAAAGCAGAGTCAGGTACTAATGATCAGATTATACTGTTGTGGAATAACGCTGCTGGCGTAATAAGAGGTAATGTGAAATTTGGTGGAACTACAAATGTGGTTGATTCTGGTAGTGGTTTAGAAAACGATGGTAATTGGCATCATGTTGTGTTTACTTGGGAGTCAGGTTCTAAAACATCTGCTAATAATATAACTAGACTATATATAGATGGATCAGAAACAGATAATGATGCTATAGGAAATAGTTGGGCTGACGCATCAGCGCCTTCTGAACTTGCTATTGGTAGAAATAGTATACAAAGTAATGCTTATTTTAACGGGCATATTAATGATGTAGCTATATTTAACGACGTGTTATCAAGCTCTGAAGTTTCAACTATATATAATTCAGGATCACCTAAAGACGAGTCTAGCCACTCTGGTTTAGTAGCTTATTACACAATGGAAGCTTATTCTGACGAAGACACAACTTTAGCTGATGATTCTGGTAATAGTAACACTATATCAATACAAAATAGTTCTGACATAGATAGTACAGACACACCGTAATATGGCAAGAAAATACGTAATAATAGACGCTAGCGTTAATATAGATTTTAACGAGGTAGAAGAAACTTCTTTAGACACATTGAGGTGGAATAAGGATAATACAAAGACTTTTGTAAAGTATAATGGGTATAAGCCAAATTTTTTATATGGCAAAACTGATTATAGCTACAATCAAATATTAGAAATATTAAATGATGTAAACGGTGAGTGGTACATAGAAGACACGACAAGCGAATAAATAGTGTAATTAACGTGTATTTTATGTGATAATATAAATAACAATAAATTAACTTAAATTAAATAAAATGGCAAAAAATAAAAATAAAGGAGAAAAACAAACTCATATAGAACCAAGTGAACTAGCTGAAATGAAAAATTTAGTTAGTCAATCAAATAACGGTCACCTAGATTTAGGTAGGCTTTCAATGCAAAAGCATAGAATACTACACGCTTTAGCTGTCGTACAAGATAAAATTACTTCATTTCAAGAGCAAATGCAAGAAAAATACGGTAAATGCGAAATAAATACAGTAGACGGTGAAATTACATATCTAGAAGATGAGCAGACTAATTCGTAAAATAAGTATAGGTAAAGATTATAAAAATGACGCCATGCACTACGCTGTTGATCAGCAAGTGTATGGTGGTCATATCATATGTGATATTATAGAAGAAGAAGATAAATTTTCTATATATATTAAAAAAGGCAATGATGTTTTACCTTGGAAAGACTTTAATAAAAATATGGCTGTGTCTGTAGAGTATAATTTACAATACTAATGAAAAGTGTTTACAACTTTGTTGTAAAACCATTTGGAAAAAGATACAACAATACAAAAGATATAGAAGGATCAGAACTTATATTGAACACTGAAATATATAATCATCAATTTGTAAATAGATTAGCTGAAGTAATTAGCGTGCCTATAATTGGTGATACAGATATAAAACCAGGAGATATAGTTATAGTTCATCATAACGTTTTTAGACGTTGGAACGATGTTAGAGGTTTAGAAAAAAATAGTAAAAGTTATTTTAATGAACAAACCTATATTATAGATGCAGATCAAATATTTTTATATAAAAGAAAAAATACTTGGTTAGCTCCAAAAGGTTTTTGCTTTATAAAACCTATAAAATCTACAGATAAATTTAATACAGATATAGAAAAACCACTTACTGGTATAGTTAAATATAGCGATGGAACTGTTAACGTAAATGACTTAATTGGTTTTAGACCAGGTGGTGAATATGAGTTTATTATTGATAAACAAAGACTGTATAGAATTTATTCACACTTTATTACAATTAAATATGAATATCAAGGAAACGAAGAAGAGTATAATCCAAGCTGGGCATAGAGCTGTTGAAGAGCTTATCAATGTAGCTAGAGAAAAAATTATAACTAACACAGAAGATGATGTTAGTGCTGATAGATTAAAAAATGCTGCGGCTACTAAAAAACTAGCTATATTCGATGCTTTTGAAATATTAAATAGAATACAAGAAGAGCAAAGTTTACTTGAAGGTAAAACAGTAGAAACTGAAGTTAAAGTTTTTAAAGGTTTTGCAGAAGGAAGATCAAAATAATGTACGAACAAAGTTTAGTTAAAATAATTGAACCTGTTAAGTTAACTACTATTAGTAGACTTAATAAAAAAAATAAATGGGAATATGGATATAATAAAGAGCATGATATTATCATTATATCAAAAACTGGTAAAATCGGTCAAATACTTGAGATACAAAATTTGCGAATTGCATTGCCCAAGCAGCCAGTGCAAGTGTTCTCTAATGAAATAAAAAAGTGGCAACAGTTTGAATACCCAAAAGAATTAAGTAGACTTAAAACAATATTTGATTGGAGATCATATCCTGAAGAAAATAAAGCTAAATGGTATGATTATATAGATGAAGAATTTAAACGTAGAGAAGAAGGTTTTCATTTCTATAATCATGGCAATAATGTATATATTACTGGTACTCATTACATGTACTTGCAGTGGTCAAAAATCGATGTTGGAGCACCAGATTTTAGAGAAGCAAATAGATTATTCTTTATATTTTGGGAAGCATGCAAAGCAGATAACAGATGTTACGGCATGTGCTATCTTAAGAACAGAAGATCTGGATTTTCATTT